CCAGCTCGGGCAGCGCGGCCTCGATGCGGGCGCGCACCCGCAGGTTGATGCGGCGGGTGTTGAACATCTGCGGCACGTCGATGGTCTGCAGCGGCTTGATGGGCAGGCGCTTGGCTCCCACGCGCTCGAAGGCGGTGCGGCCCTTGTTGCCGATGAACCCAGCGCGCAGCACCACACGCGGCCCGCCTCGCTTGATCTTGACCGTGAGCCCCTTGCGCGTGGCCCGGGCGCCGAAGCTGGCCAGGTTGATGGCGCGGCGCCGGCCGCTCGGGTCTTTGCTGAACAGCTCGCCGCTGATGACCAGCTTCCCCTTGCCCGCGAACGCCTTGCGCACCTGCAGCTTTTCGCGGGCCTTGCTCACCGTGAGCATGAACTCATCCCGAATGGCGCGGGCCATCTCAGTGCGGCCGAGCGCCGTGGCCTTGTTGATGGCTCGGGCCGTGGCCTTGTCGTTGGCTGCAATGTCTTGGCCCAGCTTCTTGAGCCCTTGCTTGAGCCGGCCCAGATCGGCCTTCACTTCCAGCTTCATCTTCTTCCTCTTTCTTTTACGAGTGCGTTACGGGTGAAGAACGCGCGTACACCTAGGGCGTTACGGGTGTTACGCGTGTTACGCGGTGCATGGCCCGTGCGCCTGCGCAGGCGCACACATGTGCGGGATGGCGAAACGGCGTAACGCGCGTAACATCAACCACTTAGCGCGTACCGCACGGCGAAACAGGCGGCCAATCGGCGTAACAGCGCGGTCAAACATCGCCGCTCTCATGCAAACGGTCGGCGTGGATGAAGTCGGCCAGGTCTTTGGCAAACGACTGGATCGACTCGGCGGCCCACTCCCCCTCGCTCACGCCATCGGGGGGCTTGCACCCTTCAGGCACCCAGCAGCGCACGCTCTTGCGGCCTTTGCCGCTCTCTGCGGCGTACTTCAGAGTCACGACCTTGTAGGTGAGGGGGGCGGGGAGAGGCGCGCCTTGCTTGTCACGCCGCACGCGCTCGGCCACAAAGCGGCACACCTGCGTGGTGAAGATGGCCTGCTGCGGGAGGTATCGCTCGCCGTTGTTCACGGCCCATCGCTGCGCGGCCTTGTAGAGCTGCTCGGCGCTGCAAACCCGCATGGGGAGGGGCAGGAACCCCTTGAGCCATTCATCTGCAAAGCGCTGCGATGGCGTGTGGCACGCCTCGACCAGCGCCTCCTTGGCCTCGGTCATCAGCGGCTTGGTGCGCTCGTTGAAGCCATCTAGGGGAATCGTCAGCAGGTGGTGCAACCACTTGGCCGCGCCGCCCTCGGCCAGGAACTTGCCCACGCGGGCATAGAGATCGCCCTCTTCCTTGCTGGGCGTGAACACCACCAAATAGCGCCGGTCGCCGTCTTCAATCGCCAAGGGCGTCGACTCGTTCGACAGAAACACTAGGTTCGCGTGGTTGCTCTCCCATCGCGTGTCCATCTGCATGGCCCGGATCGGGATTTTGGTCTTTTGCGTAACGATCCACTTGAGCCGGTTTTTCGCGTGGTACATCTCCTGCCGGCTCACCACCTCGTCGCCAATGATGAACATGCGGCGCGATATCCAGGCGTTGTATTTGTCCTCGATCTCCGTCTGCCCCACCATCACCCCATACTCGCCGTAAAGGTCGCGCAGCACGTCGAAAAACAAGTTCTTGCCCGTGCCCTGTGGTCCGTGGAAGATCAGCGCCGTGTCCATCTTGGCGCCCAGGTTTTGCAACGGGTAGGCACACCACTGCAACACCCAATCCGCCACTTCTTCCGGGCCTACGCCGTCTGGGCCTGTTGAGGCGCTGCAAAGGTGGCTCAGCAGCTCCAGCATCACGCTGCAGTCGCCGGGCACCGGCTCAACAGGCAGGCCGCCAAACAGGTTGAGCCACCCCTCCGGAAGCGCAGCCCCAGGCTCAAAAACCACCTGCTCGGGCATCACCACGCGGCGCAGGTCGTCGCCCATCCACTCCTTGTAGGCATCGCGGCCGAAGGTGTGCGCCAGGTTTGCCAGCTTGCACGGCACCAGCCGCTCGGTGTCCCAGGCAATGTCGCTGCAGTATTGATAAGCGAACTTGCTGATGCCGTACAGCTTGCCTGTGTCGCGCACCTTGGCCTGGCCACGGCCTCGCGTCTTCGCACCCCCCGCCCCCCTCCGAGGCGGCGAGGATTGCCCGCCCTCGGGGCTTGTCATACGCAAAGGAACGGCCACCTCAATCTCCCATCTTGCTGAGCACCTGGAGCGCCAGGGCGATCTGCTCGCTCACGGCGGCAATCCCCTCGGCCAGGTGCAGGTCATTGAAATCCGTGAACGCAAGCTCACGCCCGCGGCGGAACACAGGCGTGGCGCTAACCGCCAGGCCCCCCGCGTCCAGAAACGCATCACGCGCGGCACTGGCGGCCACCCGTCCGGGGTTAAGGGGCCGCCCTTGGGCGTCCACCGTTTGCCAGTCGTCATCCGCACACAGCACCTGGGGGCTGTTGGGGTGCATGCGCCCCAACAGTGCACTCACCTCGCGCAGGTTGCCCGCGTCGAAGGCCACGATTACTGGCAAAGGCCGGCCCAGCTGGCGCAGCGCGGCGCGGATGCTGCCGCCCGTCGCCCAGCCTTCGCACAGCAGGAAGGGCGCGCCCACCTCGGCCACGGGGCCCAGCCGGCAGCACGTGCCCCGCTTGTCCATGCCCTTGGTGAACCGCTTGGTGCCGTCGGGGCTGATGGACTGCAGCCCGCGCAGGTGCTGCTCGGGGGGGAGGTCGGGGCGCAGCATGGGCACCAGCAGCGCGCCGTCGGCGGCGAACTTGCAGCCCTCGGGCTGCGTGATGCCCTTGCCCTCGGCGTACACGCTGGCGCCCTCTCGGCTGGCCTTGCGCCACTGCTGGCGGGCGCGGGCCTGGGCGCTGACAACGTCCACCTCGCGCTGGGCCGCCTCACGCTCACGCGCCTGGCGCACCCGCTCACGCAGGGCCTGCTCGGCCGCCCGCACCTCGGGGGTGACGGGGGCGCGCACGCTCTCAAACTTGAACCCGCCGCGCATGGCCAGGGCGACCAAGGTGCCGGCGGTGTAGCGGCCCGGCTTGCGCACGCAGCTGCGCCACGTGTCGCGGCAGGCCCGCTCCTCGAAATTCTCAGCGCGGGCGCTCCAGTCGCGGAACACCTCGGCGCCCTGGTCGCCAAACTCAGCCGCCAGGGCCTTGCCCACCTGCACCCAGGTGTCGCGGTCGTGCGCGTCCACGTACTGCAGCATGCGCGCGGCGGTGCCCAAGTCGAGCGGCTCGCGGCTTTGCACCTGCATGGCTGCACTCACGCCCGGCCCGCCTCGTTGCGGGCGCGGGCCAGGCCCAGCACCCGCTGCGCGGCGGCCACGAGGTCGCCCGTTTCACGCTCCAGCAGCGCCAGCTCGTTGTCGCTCACCTGGCCATCGGCCATGGCCGCACCGGTCGCGGCCACCAGCTCGGCAAACTCGTGGGCCATCTTGCCCAGGGCCGCCAGGGTCTCGGCCTCGCCGCCCGCGTTGCTGTGGATGGGCACCACCAGCGCGCCGACCTCGGCGGCGAACGCCTGCAGGATGCGCCAGTCACCCGAGAAGGCCGTGATCTTGACCGCGTCCAGCAGGCCCAGCTTGGCGTGCGCGCAGTTGGGGCTCACCTCATGGCTCAGCGTGCTGCCGCTCTTGCCCAACAGGGGGGCCAGGGCCGCGGCCCCGCCTCGGTAGTCGCTCACCACGTTGTACGCCGCCGCCAACACATTCATGCCATGCCCCTCAGTGCGTTGCCATAGCCGCCGGCCCGGTCGTTGCCGAAACTGCAGCCATGGGAGAACATCAAAAAACGCGCGCCGGCCCGATCAAGGCCAAGGCTGAAAGCAGCCCCCACGTGGCGCGACTTGAAAAGACCCCGGGCCGCGCTGCCCGTCGCCAAACGCTGGCGCTGCTCGGGGCACCCCATGGTTTAGGCCGCCTCTTTCGCGGGGGCGGGGAGGTCGGGCCAGATGGCGCGCACGGTCTCGATGCCTGGATTGACCGTTTCGCCCGATCGCACCTTCCACACCGTGGTCACCGGCACGCCGGTGCGCTTGCATATCTCTCGGACCTGCGCCCATGAGAGCTTCAGCAGCCTCTGTCGCAGCTGGTCGGTGGACGGGATTTCATGTTCCATGCCTTACTCTACCGCTATCGGTAGGGATCGCGCAACCGGATTCGATAGGCGACGATGCCGCAGCGCAGCACACTGCCGGCATGTCAGCGAATGCCCATAGCTCTCTGTGGCTCAACATTTGCCGCCGGCTGGAACTCGACCCAGCGACGCCCGGCACTCTCGACCGGGCCTTTGAGGCACTTCGCCCCCACATAGGCCGCGGCACGCTGCAGCGCATCCAGCAGCAGGCCGGCGAGCCCCGCTACGCCAGCATCAAGAGCATCGCCAATGCCTTGGGATGCACACCGGCCCAGCTCATCGAGCCCAGCCAAGGCAAGCACCAAACTGGCGAGCCTTTCCGGCGCTACTCGGCGCTTTCAGCCCAACCCCAGGCTCATGAGGTGAGCTACCAAGCTGAGACAGTTCCCACCCTCAAATGGGAGGAACTGATGCAGACAAAAGATCTGCCCGCCGCTTTCTGGATTGCACTGACCGACGACGCGCTGGCGCCCAAGCTACCCAAAGGCACCGTGGTGCGTTTCACGCAGGGCATCGAGCCCGTGTGGGGCCAGGTGGTGCTGCTGCGCGATGCCAAAGGCAAAGCCCACGCACGGGTCCACATGCAGGACGCCGAGCACGAATGGCGGGCCGCAGCCGCCAGCACCGTCTACACGGAATTCAAGAGCGGCGCCGCGGGCATCACCCGGCTGGCGGTCATGACCGCCATCGAAACGCCGGGCCCCATGTTCTTCTGACCTGGCGCGCCACGCGGCTGCGTCAGGCGCCCGGCTCGCCCAGCTTTGACCCGCAGTGCTTGCACAGCACCGCCGCGGCCAGGATGCGCTCGGCACAAAACGGGCACTGCTTCGTTGCCGCATCGGGCAAGGGCTGAGCGTCGGCAGCTGCTGCGCCGCCCTTCTTCTTCACCTCGGTCAGCGCCCACACCAGGCTGACCACCCAGCCGATCAGCGTCCACCCTAGCAGCAGGTTCAACACCCCGATGGCGTCGGCGTTGTGATGCTTGCGCAGCCATGCCACCAGCAGCGGCAGCGCGTACACGAGCACCAAGAAGAACAACCACAACCCGCCAACATTCCACACCGACATCGCCGCTCCCCTGTTGTTTGCGGCAGTCTGCCAGCGCCAACAGCCCGCTCGTTACACATCCGAACTCAGTAGTTACCCCATAACTACCGATTTCGGTTGCGCTACAAATACCGTTTTCGGTAGACTGCGCCCATCACACCGATGGAGCCGCAGATGCACCGCCAGCACCACACCCCGCCGCGCGAGCTGAGCCCGCGCACCGAGCGCGCCCTCAGCGTCATCCTGGCCGTTTTCATTGGCTGCGCCCTGGCCGAGTGCTTGGCGCGATGGGCCATGGGCGTGGGGGTCATCTGATGGCCCGCGCAAACAAATCCACGCAAGAACTGCTCGACGCCTTGCGGCTGCTGAGTGCTATCGCCAAGCACAGCAAAGGCGAGTACACGCACACGGACGCCCTCGAATTTCTTCGCGACCACCTGCAAAAAACGGGGTCGATGGATAGCGCAGCCATTCGCAAACTGCAAACCGACCTAGAGCGCATCACAGCGTTTTTCTCGGACAAAGAAGCCTGGGCCTTCTGCATGGGCGCATGCTGGTTTGACCGTCCAGACGTTGGCAGGGCAATGATGGATGTCAGCTTGGCAATCAATGGCAGGCGCCAGCAGCAGCCCCAGAGAACGCCGCAGCTGTCTATTGCGCCTGAGCACTTTGGGGCGACCTGATGGCCAGCGCCTGCACCCAAAACTGCCGCCAGGGCCGCGAGTGCAGCTGCTCGCCCGGCCCCGCCGTCATCAAGACCCAGCCCAGCCTGCTGGCCCGCCTGCGCCGCTGGTGGGCACTGCGCCACCTGCGCCAAGAGCTGGCCGGCCTGGACGCCGACCACGCGATGGTCTTTGATGAGGTCAGCGACCTCATGGCCGCGCAGTTTCTGCCGGAAGAAGAAACCGCCGCCAAGCTGGCCGCGGCCACGCTGCAGATGCGCCGCCTGGAACTGCTCGATATCACCCAGCGCCGCGTCGAGCTGCTGGCCCGCATCGCCAAGGCCGAGGTGGCGGCATGACCACCGCCATGCGCCTCACCGGCCAGGTCGCTGTGAGCCGCTATTACAGCGAGCCCAAGACACACCGCGCCGTCCACGATCTCGTGCTCACCCAGGCCGGGAACAGCCTGCCCGTGCTGGCCCGCCGCACCTGGGCCGACACGCCCGCCAGCCACCTCGTGGCCGAGCGCATCGCCCGCACCTATCGCCCGGGCATGAGCGCCACCGTCCACGCCACCGGCTGGGCCTACGACGCAAAGCGCGCCCAGCTCGTGCTGTCGGGCGTCGACCACGCCGAAGCCCACCACACCACCCTAGAGGCCGCCGCATGAGCTTTGTCACCACCGCCCACGGCCACGAGCTGCACCTCACGCAGCCCAGCCCCGGCAGCATCACCCTGCCCTGTATCGCCCACAGCCTGGCGCAGATCAACCGCTTTACCGGCCACGCCTGCCGGCCCTACAGCGTGGCCGAGCACAGCGTGCTGGTCGTCCAGATCATGGAGCGCGATTTCCGCGTCACCTGCCCGCATGCCCTCTTTGCCGGCCTGATGCACGATGCCCACGAGGCCTTTTGCGGCGACATGCACACCCCAGGCAAACGGGTGATAGGCCCCGCCTGGGACCGCTTCGAGGCCACGCTGGCCCAGGCCGTGCGCAGCGCCTTCGCCTTGCACAGCGCCAGCGCCATGTGGGCCGACACCATCAAGCAGGCCGACCTCATCGCCCTGGCCACCGAAAGGCGCGACCTCTTGCCGCCCAGCCGCACGCCCTGGGTGACCCTGGAAGGCATCGAGCCGATCGACTGGCTGCGCCTGATGGACGGCCACCGCGAACAGATGAGCTGGACCGACTGGCGCCAGATTTGGCTCGACAAGGCCAACGAGCTGGACTTTGCACGCAACGAGGCCCTCGGCCTCACGGCCGGCACCGAAGCCGCCGCCACCTAACCCCACCACACCACGCCATGAACCGCACCACCCCGCCCGCCTGGGCCACCGCCATCGGCGGCCCATTCCACCGTGGCCCCAATCCCATCGTCGCCATCTCCGTGCTGTGGGCGCTCGACGCCGCCGGCACCTATGGCGCCACCGCCCGCGAGATTGCCAACGCCACCGGCCTAGAGCCGCGCAACGTCATCGGCTGCCTGCACAACCTGCGCAGCCGCTGGGGCGCCTGCTACAGCCGCAGCGATGCCACCGGCCGCTGGGCTCGCCACTTCGCCGCTTTCGTCAAGCTCGACGCCGCCCAGGCCGCCCTCGACCACTGGCTGGCCGAGCTGGCCGAGCAGCGCGCCGCCCGCGCCAAGCTCAAAGGCCAATCGCTGCGCGCCAAAAATCGGGCCGTCATCCAGGCCGAGGCCGCCGAGCGCGCCGCGCACCGGGCCAAGGTCAAGGCCGAGCTAGAAGCCGCCCGCGAGCGCCGCGCCGGTGAATCCAAAGCCGCCGCCCAGCTGCGCCAGGCCAAGGCCAACGAGGCGGCCAACAACAACAGGCTGGCCAAGCGCATCAAGGGCACCACGCAGCCCAGCCTGGCGCCCGTCAAGCACACCAACGTCACCATCATCTGGCCCGACGACGTCAAGGTCACCAAGTGCCCCGCGCCCGTGGGCCGCTTTGAGCTGCTGCAGCCCTGCGAAGGCGGCCTGCGCAGCCTGCCCATCGGCAAGTATTTGGAGCACGCCAGCACCTGGGTCAACGCCGCCACCGGAGCCGACGCATGCGCCGCTTGACCGCCCTGCTGCTGGCCGCCCTGGCCGCCCTGCTGGCCGCCTGCGGCGGCGGCGACCCCGACGACAACCAAGACGTCGACACGCCCCGCGTTGACTGCGCCAAAGAGCCCGAAAAATGCAAGTGACCACCACCCACACCGAGCTACTCACCTGGCACCGCCTGCCGGGCAAGCTGCCCGACGCCGACACCACCGTGCTGGTCGAAGCCCAGTACGCCGACGAAGTCTGGCCGGGCTACCTCGACGGCACCACCTGGCGCTGGGCCACCGGCCTGCCCGTCACCGGCAAGGTGGTCGCCTGGGCCGATATGCCGGCTGGCGTCAAGGGGGCGGGATTTTGAGCACCGACAAGCTGGCCGAGGCGGCACGCCGACTGCTGGACATGGACGTTTCCTACAACCGTGGCCCTGCTGTCGTGAACGCCGTCGAGGATTTGGAGGCGGCACTCGCCGCACTTGAGGCAAAGCCTGCGCCTGCCGAGCCGGTGCCCGAAGGCTGGAAGCTGGTGCTTGTGCCCGACGAGCTGGCCGGCGACGAGCCCGACTGGGACGAAGTTCGCCATCAAGCCGAGGTCGCCTATGGGTTGAAAGTTGGCGACGTGACCATGCCCATCCTGATCCGGGAGGTTCGCCGCTGGATCGCTCAGAAGTGGGCCGCACCCGCAGCGCCTGCGCCTGCCGGCTGTGTGTTGGTTGATCGAGGTGCACTGCAAATGGTCCGCCTTGCTTTGCAGCGCGACGCCGACAACGGGCGCGCCGTACGCGGCGAGATGCTGGCCGCGCTGGACGAAGCTACTAGCGCCGCACCCGCAGCGCCTGCACCGGTGCCGCTGTCGTTACCTGAGGCGCTTCCCCCGTTGCCTGCGCCTGTGACTTACACCGACTTGTACGGCTTCCTGCACACAGAACAGCAAATGCACGACTACGCCCTAGTCGCCATCGAGGCCAGCAAGGGAGGCGCAGCATGAGCAAGGAACTTCACGACCTGCTGACCGAAATGGTCAAGCTGTACCAAGAGCGCCAGTGCTTTCTGGCGGTTCACGCGGAGAGGTTGTGCGCGCTGTTGCCTGCCGCACCAGCAGCGCCTACCCCGCTGACGGATGAGCAGATCAAAGAGGCTTGGGAGGCGCACCGTGCCGCGCTGCCTCGCTATCTCTGCTTCGCCCGCGCCATCGAACGCGCCCACGGCATTGGCAAGGAGAAAGCATGAGCGACGACCTGATTAAGCGGCTGCGTGAAGCAGTGCAGACCTACCCGCAGATGAGCGAGGACGAGCCCGGCGGCTACTGCACTGAGCAGGACATGCTGTTGGACGAAGCCGCCGACGCGCTGGAGGGCATACACCAACTTTCAAGGGCGCTGCAAGGTGCCCACGAAGCTCGCAAGGAAGCACAGCGCCAACTTGAGCGAGCGCAAGAGCAGTTGCGCGTAGCCAAGGACAACACCAAGGACGCGGAGCGGTATCGGTGGATTCTCCGCAACTACCTGAGCGCAAACCTGCCAGCGATGGCGCTGAAGGCGGGCAACTTGGACGCCGCCATCGACGCCGCCATCGCGGCCAGCAAGGGAGGCGCATGAACACAACCGACAAGATGGCCGAGGCGCTACCTCCTTTGCCTCCGCCGCACTGGCCCCGCTACTATCAGGGCAGCGTGCCGCCTGGGGCATACACCGCAGACCAGATGCAAGCCTACGCCCGCGCCGCCCTTGAGGCAGAGGCAAAGCCTGCCGAGCCGGTGGCGTGGATCAATGACGACATGGACATTGAATTCAGCCACAAGTCATGGATGAGCGATGTGTGGAAACCCCTCTATGCCGCACCCGCAGCGCCTGCCCCAGACCATATTGTTGACGCCAACAAATTGGTCGCCCCGCTTCGGAGCGTTCACCTTACGCGGGATACACGCGGCATGTGCGTTGTGAGCCTTAACGGTTTTGAGGTCATCCGGGACAACGGCGACGTAATCGACCACATGGCAACGCCGAGTTTGTTGTCCACTTACGCCGCACCCGCAGCGCCTGCCGAGCCAGAGCAGGTAGCGAAGTGGCGCGATCTGGCGATCAAGTTCGACCGCCAGCGCATGGCCGCACTATCGCATCTGCGCATGTTGCTGGCGCATGGTGACGCCCACGCCGAAGCCGTGCGCAAGTTCTTGGCCGAGCCTCCTGGGGCCGCACCCGCAGCGCCTGCCCCTTGGGTGCCGGTGAGCGAGCGCCTGCCGGGCGAGCGAACCCTGTGCCTAGTGATGCTCGGCGAGCAAATGCACGTTGCGCAGTTCGACCCGCTGCTGCGCTCGGCCAAGTGGTGGAACGCCTACGGCCTTCCCAGCCGGCTCGCACAAGAGCCAACCCACTGGATGCCCCTGCCCGCACCGCCAGAGGCCGGCAAGGGAGGCGGCAATGCTTGATGCCCGTTTCACCATCGCCTTTGTGTGGTGGCCTCGCCGCCTGGCCATGTGGAAGCCCGACCGCAGCGGCTTCGATTTCATCGGCTGGGTTTGGTGGCAGCGCGCCCGCCTGGTCAACAACTCGCATCACGGCTGGATCGCCTTTGCCGACGAGCAGACCGAGGAAAAGCTGCGCACCTGCCCGTGCTGTGGCGCGCCGAAGGAGCCCAAGCCATGAGCGCCAAGCCCATCACCATCATTCAAGCCCCTCCCCTTGTGGTGGGGCGCGAACACGCCGCCCAGGCCCTGGGCATCAGCGAGCGCACGCTGGAAACCCTGGTGGCCACGGGTCAGCTGGCCCCGCCGCGCAAGATCAGCGCCGGCCGCGTGGGCTGGCTGTGGCGCGAGCTGCAGGCCTACGCCGAGGGCCTGCCCGTCAGCGACCTGGCGCCCGGCCCTGGCCGCCGAGCTGCTCAAGCCGACCAGCGAGCCGCGTGAGCCACTCACGCCGCTCGCGGTCGTATTTGTATTGGTTGTAGGTTCCCACCACGCCGGGCAGCGCGTGGCCCATGATGGCCTCGGCCACCTCGACCGGGCAGCCCAGCGCGCCCAGCAGCGTGCGCGCCGTGCGCCGCAGATCGTGCGGCGCAAACCCACTCACCGGCCAGCGAGGCCGCGCCCAGTCGGGCCGCAGCTCGCAGTCGGGCATGTGGCACCACACCGACACTCCCAGCACCTTCTGCTGGATGTGATCGGCCACCCGGCCAGGAAACAGCCAGTCGCCCTCGGCGGCTGCCAGCCGGCGCCGCACCAAGGCCTCAGCCCGACCCACCAGCGGGACTCGCAGGTCTGAGGCATCCACGCGGCGGCGCGTCTTGCGCTTGGCCGCCGGCAGCGTCCACCACAGCCCATCGGCCTCGTCAGTCAGCTCGCTGGCCTGCATGGTCACGATCTCGGACCCACGGCACGCCGTCCACAGGTACAGCGTCAGCCCATCGTCAATGTCGCGCGGCAGGTTGGGCAGCCAGGGGATGACCTTGGCCAGCTCGGCCTCGCTGAGCACCCGCTTGACCGGGGCCCCCTGGTGCGTGCCGCCCACCACCTTGCCGCGGCTGCGCAGCTTGCCCCGCAGCACCTGGCGCCACCAGTTGGGCACCTCCTCGCCCAGCTGGCCCGCAT